TTGTGCAGCTTGTGCCTGTGCTCGTGCTTGGCGGATCATGCCAACCTGGTCCGACGCAATGATCATGCGAGGGTCAACGCCAAGCATGTCGCTGTATGCATCGGCCCAATGATCAGCGTCGAACTTGTCGAGCACATCAGGTTTGTATTGAGCCACAACGCCCAGGTTGCCGATAAAGCGATCAACGCCATTGGTGCCAATAGCACGCTGCGCCTGCGCCAGCATCGATACAAACTCAACCGACAGCTCCATACCTTGCAGCTCAGGAGGCGGCGGCGGAACAATGTTTGCCTCGACCATGCGGTCAAACGTGATGTCGATCAGCGGATCTAGCAGCTCATTGTGCAAGCGCTCCAACACGGGGCCAAGCATCAACAGCTTTTCTTCATGGCGCTCTGCCACTTCGGTTGCAGTCATGCGCGTGTCTGTTGCGTTGGCCAGCATGAGGAACAGGTCAGCATAGAACCCGCCGTTGATGCGCTGGCGCACATCCTGGATATCCATCAGCAAGTGAGACAGATCAAGCGCAACCTCAAACGTGGTCTTGATGCCGCCGCCTGTTGCATCGACAAACGATATGCCACCAGGCAACGTTTCAACGTCGCGGTTCTTCATGCCGGTCGGCACTTGAAGCGGTGGTTTTGTTTTGTAGTCGATGGCTTGCGCTTTGCGCAGCTGCTGGTGCTGTAGCTGCTTCACATCGCCCAGCACTTCCATGCCAGGGCTCGACCCGTAAATGTCGCCGCCGACAACGTTCCAACGAGGCACAACAGCCGGGAAGCTTTTGAACCCACCTTCGCGCAAGAACTTGTCTTCGTTGCCACCAAGCTCGATGTAGTAGCTGCCAAACTCCATGTTGAGGCTGTCGCGTTTTGTTGGGTCGCGATGCTTGCGTGGCTCAACCGCGTGAATGATTGGCACCCACTGATCGAGCGAGCCACGGTCGTACATGTTGCGCACCGTGGTGCTGCAATTCTTGTAGCCAAACTCACCGACAAGCTCACCAACCGTTTTCTCGAACTCACGATAGATGGTGTTTACGCGGCCTTGATAGTCGGTGCCGATTGCGTACTCACCAACGGTCGATGGGTAGTGATGGATCACAGTCCTGTGATCACCGAGCACAAGCGACGCAGCCGTGCCAAACGCGCCCAGCTCTTCGTACAGCTGATGCAGCGTGCGGTATGTGTTCGACCGCTGAAAGACAATGGCCATGCGACGTGACACGTCATCGAGCCACAGCTTCACCGGGTAATACTGGTTCAGGTCTGGGTCTGCTGTGCCCAGGCGGAACCATGGTCGAGCTGGCGACGTTGCACCGGCCATCATGCCAGCACCGAGCGTGCGCAAGGCGCGTGTCGCGGTGTTGTCGTAGATGTTGTTGTGGCGTCGATAGCCTTTGTTGCGATCTTGCGCAAAGTACCTGCCGTTTCGAGGCAGCAGGTACGTTGTCACTTCTTGCCAGTGCGCCCACCACGACGCACGCTCCGACTTGAGAGACCCCCAGCGAGTGATGATCTTGTCTTTGCCTGGCGGCTTGTACGCAAGCTTTGCGTCGTTGATGGGATACGCCATGATTAACCACCCAACAGAGTGTTTTTGCCAAGTTGAAGCATTGATTGGTCAATGCCTTGTGCGCCGGTCAGCATGGTGCCAGATGCGCCACTGCGACCACCGCCAGCTGCCTCCATGATGTTTGCTGCATCGGGCGCTTTGCGGTTTGCCTTGTTCATGTCCTGCTGTGCGCGGGCCTCTTCAGCCGTTGCTGCGGCCACGGCCTGGCGCTGTGCGTCGGCCTGTTGCTGCGTTGCTCGATCTTGAGCTGCGGACATGTCTCGCATTGATTGCATTGAACCCACGGTTGCGGCGGTACCAAGACCGACCGCTGCTGCTGTTAGCGTCGCCGCGCCCAGATACGTTGCCGCACCCGCTGCTGCTGCACCAACTGCCACTGCTGTAACTGCTCCTGACATGATCATTCTCCTGTGATGTTGAAAAAGTTTGTCGCACCTTCTGCGCGTGACATGAGCTGCCCCGCCTCATCGGTGAACTCGTCCTCTGCCTCTTCGATTGATTTGGCTTTGGTTGCAAACGCCATTGTCAACATCGTGTCTTCAATGGCCATGAATGCCTGCTTGCGATTGGCGCTTGCTGGCACAACGTTGTAGCCGGTGAACCTGATGCACTCGTCGTTTGCGTAGCACATCACGTCACCGCTCATCGTCACCGTTGTCGGCACCTTGACCAGGACGCCGGTCAGCAAGATGCCAGCCTTGATCTTGATTGTCCTCGTGTAGACGCCACCGTGAAGCACATGCCATGTGGCAACGTCTTCTTGCGGCAGCTCTTTGGCTACAGCTTCATAAGCACGGACCTTCTCGATGGCAGCTTTGGCCATCGGGTAAATGCGAGCGCCTGTCTCGACAATTGCGGTCATTGCAGCCCCTTAAAAAATACCTGGTTTGTCTGCCGATATCCAATCCGTGGAGCGATCATCGACAGCTTCCCCTGGCTTGGTGCGCTGAGAAAAATACCCGACGCACCCATCTCTGTAGCCCACCTCTCCGCATCGCGGATCAGCTTCAAACCTATGCCGCTTTTCCTGTGGCCTTCCGCAACAAACACGCTTTCGGCTGTTGCTGTGCGGACACCGTAATGCGGCAGCACCGTCACGATCATGGTCATGAAACCAATCAGCTCTTCGCCCTCATATGCAGCAAGCAAATGGAAAATGCCCATGGCCTCCATTTGCTGGTACATCGAGCGCTGCCAGTTGATTGGCGGCATATCCTTGATCGAGCTTTCGACCGTGTACTCATCGACCAGGGTCTGAAACCTTGGGTCGTCGATTAACGTGCTCAAGCTCACTCGACGGACTTCACTCATGGTGCAATCTACCTGTGGCCATTGTCGATACGGGTACCCGGCTGTGGTTACACGGACGCATAGGGATCGTGCTCCTTTTTCTCGCGGCCTGATGCCTTGATGTAAATGTCCTCCGGCTGCTTCTTGCGCACCGGGTAAGCGAATGTCAGCGCCAGGGCGTCGGCCAGGTCTGGCGATCCACCGCCTTGCAGGCGCTTCTTGATCTCGTCCTTTGGCTCCAGCACCTTGCGACCTTGAGCGTCATACCAAAAGATTGGTGTGGCCAGCTCTTGCTTGAGCGTCGCGTCGTTGGGGATTGCGCCGTTCTCCTCGATCCATTCCTTCATGTGCCACCACATCTCGGTGCGGCGGTTGATGAAGATGGTTGCCTCGATGGCGCGGCCACCAAACGGCACCTCCTGGACGTCATACGACAGCTGCCGCAGCCGGTCGATCACGCCAGCGCCAGCGCCAGCGTCAATGAACACGGCATCGGGGTGCCAGGTCTCGATCACATTGGCCACGCGTGAGGCCAGCTCCATGTTGTCCAGGCCACGGTAGATCAGCGGGTCAAATGCCTGCAAGCCCTGCCGTTTGAACAGCACGCTGCGGTCATCGCCAAAGCGGGCAGGGTCCACGCCCAAGATCCTCGGCGACAGCTTGACGTCGTTGGCCTGGTAGATCCTCTGGCCAGCCACCTCTGCGTCCGACAGGCTGATGAGCTGGTCGTCGCCAGCCGCGCTGAAGTCGCACAAATACTCGCGGGCAAACGATGTCTCGGTCATGTCCCGGCGCAAGCGCTCGACCTCCTGCGGGTGCAGGCTTTGCGTGTCGTAGACGGTGTACCTGGCAGCGTGCCAGTCTTCCTTGACCTCGGCCCCGTAGTACAGCTCGCTGAACAGGTTGATACCGGCTGGCGTGCCGATGAACATGGCCCAGCCCAGGCGGTCGGAAAGGGCTGGCTGGATGATGTCGATCCAGACCTCGGGCTTGATCTGGGCCACCTCGTCGATCACGGCCCCGTCCACGCGCAGGCCGCGCATGGCGTCAGGGTTGTCGCCACCAAACAGGCGGATGATGGCACCGTTGTGCTTGAAGGTAACCATCAGGTCCACCTCGGACACATCGACGGCACCGGCAATGCGCAGCGGCTCGATCTTCTGCTTCAAGCGCTGCCAGGCAATGGCCTTGGCCTGCTTCAGGAACGGCGCAACGTACAGAAAAAGGCCAAGCTCCAGGTCGAACTTGATGGCCTTGTCGATCAGCTCCATGATGGCCAGCTCGGTCTTGCCAGCACGCCGGTGCAGCGCAAACACGCTGAAGCGCTTGCGCTTGACGTGGCATTCCCGCTGCCAGGCCCTGGCCGCGTAGTTCAGCCGCAGGGTTGGAGCTGGTCTCATGCAGGGTCTGTCTCCGGGTCTGGTACGCCGGTCACGACGTTGAGCTGCACGCCGCCCTGGTGGTCAACACCAACGCGGTCGCCGTATTTCTTGGGGTTCCACTTGGCCAGCAGCTTCATGCGCTGCTCGACCTGGTTCTTCTTCCACTGCACAAAGCCGCTGTCTACCCGGCTCCCGCCCTCGCTGGTGGCGTACTCTGGCTGGGTGTCTATGAGTTCGATGGTGTCCTCGGCGATGGCGTCCTGGCCCATCTCCCTCGCGCGCGCGAAGCGTCTGAGAAACTCTTCATCTTTCTCAAGCCAGCCATAGACAGTCTGCCAGGCTGGAGCTCCTTCCTGCCTGCAATAGGAACGCAAAGTCTTGCCATCAGCAACCCAGGCGCAGATCTCATCGATGTGTTTCTGGGGCACTGGCTCTGGTGGCCTGCCTGGTTTACGTTTTGCTGTCATCGTCTGTCCTGATGGTTTTGTACCCCATTGGTGTTTGGGCCCGGCGCTCGTAGTTGCAGATTTTTTGGACGCTGCTTTTGGTCAGCTTAAACATTTTGGCGATCCTTCGATAGCCGATGCCCCCTTCCTCATGAAGGGATCGGATCTGATCAACCATTTCGTCTGATATTTTGGCGTTGTGGTGCGACATACCAATCCGGTAGCCGTACTCATTCAACGAAAGTATCAGGCGCTTAGGCTCCTGTTTTTTTGCATCGCTCGTCAATCCTGTTGCGTCCTCGACCATGTGATTTGCGTATCATGATTTTGCCTCAACATTGACTATTCGGCAATGGGCAAGTCTCTCGTGACTGTTAACGCCCAGGATATCTGCTCGATGCTGTAAATGTGGCCGCGCCCCTCCATGACGGCGTAGAGGATCAGCTTTGCAGCCCGCTGGTGGTCCGGGTTAGCCGGGTCTGCGGGCTGCTGCGTGAATTGCAACCATGACTGATCGAAGGTCATCGTCCGCTTTTGCTCCGCGCTTCTTTTTGCGCTCGTCTAATGCGTCTCTCCGCTCTTGCAAGGGCAAGCGCAACAGATATCTTGCTTCGCATTCGACCCGGTAGTCTTCGCACCATGAGCAGCAAACGCTCCCATCGATAAGAGTAATACCACGCGGCCTGGCGCATTCTGGTCCACATTTTTTTCTCCTCAATTGCACATTGATTTCCCGTTGTAAGCAGGCCAGCCGTGCTTGCCGTTTGTCTGCTCGTGAAGCTTGACCATCTCGCAATAGTTTTGAACCTGGCGCAGCTCATCCTCATAGTCTTGCTGGCCGACAATTCCAAACGCGACGACGACCACTGCTATTGCTACTGCGTATTTGACTGCTTGGATCATTTCATTCTCCTCATTGACCTGTTCTGCGATAGCTATTCCAATCGAAAGAGATCAGCTTTCCGCCGTCTTCTTTCAGTCTGTCTGCAACCCTGTCTCCAAGGTACCCTGCAAGATCTTTCGCGGGGATGTTTGACAGCAGGATCGTTGGCTTTCTCTTCTCGTACCGCTCGTTGAGAATGTCGAAGATCACTTGCTTTTCAAACTCGCTGCCAAACTGAACACCAACCTCATCGAGGATTAGCAGGTCTGGGAAAGCAATGGCATTGATTGCCTGGCTTTCGCTCTCGTCGCTGCCTTTGGCCCATGTGTCTTTCACTCTGCGGATTGCTCGCTGAACGGTCGTGAATAGAACAGACCGTTGTTGCTTCATGACGTGAAGCGCGATGCCGATGGCCAGGTGTGTTTTGCCGGTGCCTGGGTTTCCAACGAAGATCGCACAGCGACCAATGCGTCGGACTTCGTCGAAGCCTTCCGCGTATTCTTTTGCAAATTTGTGAGCTTTCTCCTGGCCAGGATTGTTCGCCTGGTAGGTGTCCAGCGTCCTGTCTTTGAAACGCTCTGGAATGCATGCTGAACCGATGCGCTGTTCCCATGCCCTTTGCTCTGCATCGATGCGCTTGCGCTCGATCAGCATTCGCTCATGTTCTTTGAGCTCTTCCGCGCATGCGTTGCATTTGCTCCAGATCTGGCCCATGAAATTTCTGGCCGTGAACTCGCCGTGCTTCTCGCAATTGTCGATGCGCTCACGAGGCGGGTTGTGAATGTCGAGCTTGTCTGTGATTGTCATACGTCCTCCATGGTTCCCCAGTCCTTGACTGGCTGTTTGCTTGCGTTGCCCTTATTCACCCATTCAGCTTTGAAACCTCTCCAGCCCCTGATGGTGCATTCAGCAAGAGCTTGCTCAAGTGTCCAGCCTGCCAGCTCTGCCTGCTTTGCAATGCCTTCCAGGGCTGTCTGTGTGACCGGTGCCTTCAGCTTGTTGCGCTGTTGGGTGAAGTCATTCCAGACCTGCTCTGACACGGCCTCGGGCCTTTTTATATTTATCTGTTTCTTGTTTACTGTTTCTGTTTCTTGTTTCTTGTTTGGTTGCACATCCGTTGAACGGGCGTTGGAACGCCTTTCAGCGCTGGCTTTTCCGGCCTTTGATGCGCTTTCCAGCTTGTGTTTGTACTTCGCGATCTCTTCGTCGGCCCTGCTGTTGACCCACCCGATGCCCTCGATCAGGTCAAAAAACTCCTGCATCACCACCGACACTTCATCGACGTGATCTCTCATGTTGATCAAGCGTGCAACGGTCGTTGGACTTTCGTTCAACGGCTGTTCTTGCAGGTAGTACAAGTCAAGAAGCCGACGGTAGGCCAGATCCTCGATCAGATTGAGGTGCCTGGTGTGGCTGACATAGTCGCCAATGTTGAATGGATAGAAGTGCATCAGCGCCCCGCTTTCCGTCTTGCCTCATCGAGCAGGGCTTTGATGTTCGCTCGGCTTTTGATGCCGCTTTTTTTGGAGCACTCGACGCAATTGCCGGTCGAGACATAGCGGTGCGTGCCGCCACAGTTTTTGCATTCGTGGCCATGGTAGTGGACCAGGCCCTTGAATGCTGCCGCCTTACGTTCCTGTCGCAATTTGATCTCCTTGTGTTGATGGAAACATAATCATAACCCCAACACAAAGAGATCGTCAACGGGTTAAAACGGGATGTCGTCGTCCATGTCTTCGATGCTGTTGCCAGGCTGGCGCTGAGGTGCGCTGAGGGGCTGCTGGCGCTGCTCTTGCTCGCCGCTGTCCTTCTGGCGCGGCGGCAGATCTACCTGGTCCACGGTGAGCCGAAGCTTGGTTTTGGTCAGGTTGTTGTGGACGTACTCTTCAAGCTTGACCTGGCCGGACACGGTGACCTTCGATCCTTTTTTCATGTAGGGTTGCAGGCTGGTTGCTCGCTTACCCCAGAGCGCACAGTCCACCCACATGGTTTGAGGATTGTCTTTGCTGCCGACCTGGACGCCGACGGCAAAGTTGAGAATGCTTTCGCCATTGTGCTGGCGCAGTTCTGGGTCGCGGCCCAGGTTTCCTGAAAAAATTGCAAGGTTCATTGAGGGGTTTCCTTCAAAATACGGACGCGCACAAAACCCCCAATCCGCCCGGCGTCCACCTTTGCGGTCAGGGTATCAAAGTCTTTATCGTCAATCATCAGCGCATCGCACATGCCGTCAATGCCCGCCTTCATCCTGGCCACAAGATTGTCCCGGTCGTAGGTTCTTCGATCTGGTGGGGTAAACACCAACACGACATGCCAGGGCCCTTCGCCCTTCATCCTGGTGTTCCCTGTCTGCTCGATGACGGTGGCCCAGCATGCCTTTCGATACGCCGCCTTGACCTTGGCTTTCTTTGCCCAATGCAGCCTGGCATTTGGAGACAGACCGGACGGTGGCCAGCCAAGGGTGAGCTCAAGCATCTTCGCGCCCGAAGATCAGATCGTGCGCAGTGATGGCGATGCCTCGCTCCCAGGCAACTTGCAGCAGATCCCGCTGCGCTGCGCTTGGCACGGTCCCATTCTTTTGCCAGCGGCTGACAGCAGCCGGGTCTCGGTTCAGGGCTTTGGCTAGGCGTCGAACGCCGCCAAACGATTTGATTGCCAGCTGTACTGGCGTGAGTGATGTGTTGTTCATTGGTCAATGGTGCCATAGCATCAACCCCCTGCAAAGCCTTGGTTTTTGTGCAGCCACAACTAGGAGCAAAAAAACACTTGCGTTGTTGATTTGTGTTGATGTAAGATCATCACATCGGACGGAAATTGATACCGCATGCTGCACCGAGCGACGGCCCCAGGCCTGACAGAGTTCGCAGCGTGGCCGCGACAACTCTGGGGAAGATCCGAATGCAGGCCTATTAGCCCAATGCCTGCGCCCATTAACCAAAGGAGAAAACCATGGATATGCACGACGTTTTTGTGATTGAGCAAGCTGGCTTTGACGTAGACGAGGTGGAGTATTTCTGCGCCATCCAACGCGCCATCAATGGCGGCAACGCCTGGCGCTTCCAGGGCTCATATGGCCGCGCCATGATGGACGCCATCGAAGCAGGCAAGTGTGTGCTCGGCCCAGCGCCAGCGAAAGATTACTGGGGCAACGTGATCCCCAGCCGCAAGCAAGTGAAGGACGGCACCAAGGGTTCCGTTTCATTTGTTGCCCACCACCACGGCCAAGAGTGGGCCGATTTCATCAGCCGCATCTAAGGGAAAACCATGAAGACCATTCCTATTCAACTCGTTCACCTCCGGTACCAAACAGCAAAGCCTGAAGGCCATTGGTTCGACGCGGACACCATGAAGTTTTTCAAAACCAAGCTTCCGCTTGAAGCTTACGAGACTGACAATGGCCGCTTCTTCATCACCAGGGAAACAGACCCGTCAGGCAAAACCGCCTACAGCGTGCGCGAGCAGGACCATACCGGCGACATCAAAACCGTGTACGACTTCCACAGCTTTGCAACCAAAGCCAGCGCCATGGCCGCTTTGAAAGAAGTGGCCCATGCCAAGTGGTGGACCGAGAGCCTGGGTCGCATCGAGCTGCGCATACCGCTGCGGCTGGCCAGATCCTGCTCTCACCCTGGCGATTGCGAGGCTGACGTTGTCGATGCTCGCCGGGCACCTTTGATCAAAGACCAGCTCGACCGCCTGGTCCCCAGCGTTGTTGCCGAAAGCCTGAAAGAGTACGGCGCATGGAACGACGAAGAGCTGGCCGACCATGACATGAACCTGACGCGCCTTTTGTGGTGCGCGTGCGGCGACATCGTCGAAGAAAATGTTGATTGACCATCAACAAATAAGATACAATAATCCACACAAGACAACGAAAGGAAACTTACCATGAGCATTGACGTTTCAATCCACCGAGTAACCAAGATCGAGCTCAGCGACATTCGCACCAACGAGCGCGGTCATGGCCATTACGATGTCCGCGACATCATCATCACGCACGATGATGGCCAGGTCACAACCATCACCCTGTTTGGCAAAGACACAGAAGACAGCGACAACAGCTTTCTGAGGGTCTTCGCATGAGCCAGTGCAACGACATCCTTCGCCACATGCAAGAGAAGGGGTCCATCACTGCTCTTGAAGCCCTGGACCTGTACGGTTGCTTTCGACTTGCAGCACGCATCAAAGACCTGCGCGAAGACGGCCACATGATCGTCACCGAAGAGGTCACGCTGCCCAACAACAAGACCATCGCAAAGTACATCCTGGCCAAGAGAGAGGTGCAGCATGCTTTCTCGTTCTAAGCGCGTGTACGAAGCAGAGATCGAGCACACAGTGTGTGGCATCCCCTGCATCATCGGCGTCACTTATTACGAGCCCTATGTCCGGGCACAGACATATGGACCACCAGAGAACTGCTACCCGGCTGAGGGCGGGTACGGTGAATACGATCTTTTAGACCGCAAGGGCTACAAAGCCGCCTGGCTTGAGCGAAAGGTTGACGCTCGGGTAGAGGACGAAATCCAGCAGGCTATCTTCGACCACATGGAGAACTGAAATGTCACTTGAAATTATCCCCGTCACCAACGAACAGGCATGGCTTGAGCAGCGCCTTAACGACGTCACCAGCACCGAGGTGTCTGCGTTGTACGGCTTGTCGCCATACATGTCTGAGTTCGAATTGTTCCACCACAAGCGCGACCGCAAAGTCGTGCGCATCGAAGAAAACGAGCGCATGAAATGGGGCAAGCGCCTTGAGGCCAGCATTGCCCACGGCGCAGCAGAAGAGATGGGCTGGAAGATCTCCAAGCTTGATGTCTACATGCGCGATGCACAGGCCCGCATTGGCAGCTCGTTTGATTTTCAGATCGACAGCAGCTCTGATGGCGTCGGCATCTTGGAAGTTAAAAACGTCGATGGCATCCAGTACGCACGCAATTGGATCGACGACGGCAACGGCCACATTGAAGCGCCGGAGCACATCGAGCTCCAGGTCCAGCACCAGATGGAAGTCGCGGACGTTAAGTGGTGCGCCATTGTCGCCTTGGTTGGTGGCAACACGCAGAAGGTCATCTTCCGCAACCGCGATGCATCGATTGGAAAAGACATCCGCTCTCGTGTTGCTGATTTTTGGCAGCGTGTTGAAGCTGGCCAGGCACCATCGCCAGACTATTCGATGGATGCCGAGTTCATCATCAAGCAGCTGCGCAAAGATGCTGTTGAGGGCCTCGTGGCCGAAGCCGATGAGAGCTTGCAGGATCTCATGAAGCAGTACGCGTTTGCATCAAAAGAAGCCAAGGACATGGAAAAAGTAGCCGCTGGTTACAAGGCCCAGATCCTTGAGCGCATTGGCGATGCAAGCAAACTTATCGCGCCGTTTGGGACCATCTCATGCGGCATGGTGAGCGGAAGTCAGGGCACGCTGGTCACGCCCGACATGGTTGGTACCTATGTTGGTTCACGCGCCGGGTACCGTGGTTTTCGTTACAACGCAAAGAAGGAGAAATAAATGTCAGCACAACGCATCTACAAAGTATCGGACAGCCAGGTCACGCACCTGGTGCAAGCAGCAAACCAAGCGCAAGCGCTGCGCCATGTCGCAGGCAAGCGCTACACCGTACAGGCAGCAAAGCCCGTCGATGTAGCGCAGCTCATGACGAGCGGCGTACAGCTTGAAATTGCTGGTCCTGATTTTGATCTTGAGAACCCAGCTTTGCCTGGGATGGAATTTGGAAAGGAGCTTGGAGCATGAGCAACGAACTGACACCAATGGAAGCAATGCGCGGGACACTGACAAAGATGTCCACGGAATTTCAAGCAGCTCTTCCGCCGCAGATCCCGGTTGAAAAATTTATCCGCACCACGCTCACCGCAGTGCAGATGAACCCGGACCTGTTGCAGGCCGACCGCCGCAGCCTGTTGGGTGCGTGCATGAAGGCCGCTCAAGACGGTTTGCTGCTCGATGGCCGCGAGGCCGCGCCGGTGATCTTCCGCACCAAGGAAGGCCCCAAGGTCCAGTACATGCCGATGGTTGGTGGCATCTTGAAAAAGATCCGCAACAGCGGCGAGCTGGCCAGCATCAGCGCCCAAGTCGTTTACGACAAGGACAGCTTTGAGTACACCCTGGGCGACGATGAGCACATCAGCCACAAGCCATACCTTGGCAGCGACCGTGGCCAGGCCATTGCTGTGTACGCCATTGCCAAGACAAAAGACGGCGCGATCTACCGCGAGGTCATGAGCGTGGCCGACGTTGAAAAGGTGCGCTCATCGAGCCGGGCAAAAGACAGCGGGCCCTGGGTCCAGTGGTGGGATGAGATGGCCAAGAAGACCGTCATCCGCCGCATGTCCAAGCGCCTGCCCTCAAGCGCCGACGTTGACAGCATCATGGCCAGCGACCTGGAAGCCTCTGGTTTTGTGCAGCAGGAGGCCCGCAGAGAGCCGATCAACATCACGCCAATGCCTGACCAGCAGGCAGAGCCATTGGGTCGCCTGAAGCGCTCTATGGCCGAGCGTGGGGCCGACGTGGTGGACCAGGAGACCGGCGAGATCGAGCAGGGGGGCGAGCATGAGCAGCCAGCTGTTAACCCCTAAAGATCTTTGCGAGCGGTGGAAGATCGCCAACAACACGCTGCGCAAGTGGCGTGTGTCTGGCTATGGTCCACCATACATAAAGCTTGGCGACTACCGCAACGCCGAGGTCCGGTACCGGCTTCAAGACGTTGAGGACTTCGAGAAGTACAACCGCTTCGTCACATCCAAATAAAAAAATGCCCCAGGATTTTGGTCCTGGGGCTAGTACCCGCTGGGAGGATGGCAACTGCGCGGGAGGGGAGAGACCTTATTGTTCTGAAATTTCAAAATGAGGGCCGTCAATGAACGGCCTTCTGTTTTCCTGGCGACGACTGTCAATGTAGTAATTCATTGCCTGGGCCATGGTTCCACGCCACAAGCGAATATCGTCCACGTTCCAAGCAGCGCCCCACCGGATGGGCAGGTTGTGCTCTATGGCCGCTTGCTTCATTGCATCCGCAATGTCGTCGTATAGGTTCAGCTCCCAGGCAATCTGGCCATCAATAAAAGCGACCAGGTCAACTGCTTTGCCGTCCAGGTGTTTGCTTGTCATGGTCTGGCTTTTGCCAGCCTCGACGTACTTTCTTTGCTGCTCGTATGTTCGAAGTCCCTCAGTGACGCCAAAGTCTACCTTCGTGATTTCAATGGCACGCTTGGTCACCAGCACGAGACGTTCATCTACCCCGTCCAGGCGAGCCAGGCTGCGCTCAGAGAGCTTGAAAGTCATCAGTCAACCCCTTTGTACTTCTCGAACGTGCGAAGCGTTCCAAGGCCCAATAAACCGCCCAGGACGGTCATCAACGAAGCCATGTCAAAGACCGGCAATGACGGGACTGGCTGGCCATTGACGACCAGCAAAAAGACAATCAGTGGCTGGATCACAAAGTGGTACGCAAAAGCAGTGCCGCATGTCCAACCAATGAATGGACGCCATCCGCCTTTGAACAGCGATCCAGAGGCTGCTTCCGCCTTGTTGACCTCGATCTGCGCCATTGCATTTTCGTGAGCCTGCTTGGTTGCAAGCGTCGCAATTTCATGCGCCAGCCTGGCCTTCTCGCCAGCATCAGGAATGAATTTGTCGAGCAGTTTGCTGATTGGTCCTACCAGTAGATCTAGCATCTCTGTTTCCTTATTTAAGGCCCGGCGGTTGCAGCCCGAGCTTGGTTGTTAAGCCGACCATAATCAACCCAAGGACAATAATCAAAAGACCCCACAGGCCCTTTTTGGTTATGTCCAGCTTCAGCTCTCGCCAAAACTTTTCTTCAGCATCAGCGGCCTTCATGAGCTTTTCGTGATATCTGCGATGGCCAACATGATCTACGACGCCGTCCTCGTCGTGAGGAAACGCCGTATTGATCTTTTTAATCTCATCCAGAATTTCATCCAGCCGCTCGTTGAGCTGCTGATGCTCAGGTGATAGATGGTTCGTTTTCTCCACAATGATTTCCTTTCCATCACGCCTGGCTCTCAGTCCACGAAATGCGGCCTGTCACGTTGAACGGGTTGGCAGAAGACACGGTAGATGGGTCTTCTGAAAGCTTGGCCACAACCGTCAACACGTCTGGCCCGTCTGGGAACACGTTGTCTCCACCAAGGATTGAATTACCAAGAGTGGTAATGTCAGGCAGAAGCTGCGTGGTCACAACAGCAGAACGGTTGGTCGATCCGACACCACCCTGCGCACGGAAGTTGAAGATATCAATACCACCAGAGATCGTGTCTTTGTTGGTGTGATAAATCAGCTGACTGAGCGATGGGTTTTGCACGCGCTTCCAGGAAGTGTTCGAGATCAAACCATTCAATCGAAGCGTGATGATGCAGTTGTGTGTCGAAAGAATGCCGACAGACTGCAAGACCAATTGCATGCGGTTGATGATTTCTCGCTCGCCCATGTAGCCTGGGGTGTTTGTATCAACAGACGGAGCAAGTCGAATGCTGATCAACGGAACGTCATACACAACCGCCTGGCCGGTCGTTGACACAGTGGCCGTGTAGTTGCTGGCTGTGCCGGTGGTGCCGGTTGGAGCTTGGTCAATCAAAATCAGGTTGCGAACAGCTTCCGTGTTTTGCGCATTTGGGTTTCCTCGGCGCGTGCGCAAGCTCACCTGATACGGTTGATTTGGCAATTCAAACCAGTAGTAAGGCGTTCTTGTGCGCGTGTAGCCTGGAATGTTTGCACCAGTGATCGACACGTTGCTTGGCACCGAGTTGTACAAGAAGCTCGGTGTTGCCACGTTCAAAGCACGGCCAAGGTTGTACCAGTTGTTTCGGAAGAAATAGTAATAGTCGTCCGTGGTTTCCGCATTTGCAGAAATCGTGACGGCGTTCTGTCCTGTCAACTGAACGTCCTGGCTAGATGCGGTGAACTGATACGCATTGTCAGGATCAAACCCGCCATCCATGATCACCGATGTACCCCAGTGAGCAAGTGCAGGCACATAGGATGGCGTGCCAATGTTCTCGATTTCGTATCGAGCAGGCACGTTACCAGAGCGCATGTATGCTTCAACAAAGCGGTTGTTGTGGATGAACTCATGCACATAGATCACTTTGCCGTATTGGTCTTTGAAACCAAAACGAACTTTACCAGCGCCATACCATGAGTAATCCATGTATGCCATCTGGATGCGATTAGCTCTGAGGTAGAACCCTGAAGGGCCTGTTCCATCGCACTTGTCCAGGTTCCAATCAGCTTGATTGACTTTTGTGTCGATGACTTTTGTCACCACCACGCCAGTATTAGACACGCCGCGATACGACGGCAGAACCGCCATGCTTGTGTCGCTGTTAATCTTGGTGACCAAATAGGTCTGGCCCTTGATCACGATGCTGTCGTTGACGTTCAGCTGTTTGGTGTACTTGGTTCCAATGCCAGTGACCAGGCCGCTGCGGAAAGTGACAGCAGAAATGCCGCTGATTTGAGTTGTTGCATTGCGGCGGCATGCTTTGATGTTCTGGCCATCGTATTCAAAATACAGACCGTTCTGATCATCAAACAGACCGCAACGCAATGCGCTGTTGTTCCATGAGTGAACATAGAACTCAGGCAAACCTGATGGCCCGCTTGCACCGTTTGTCGGTGTGCCAAGCAATGTCACTCTGAATGTGTAGTCATCGACAATCGATGAAACAACAAATTCACCGTTCCAATAGTTCACTGCATCAACGGTTGTTGCGCCGGTCACAATGATCTGCAACCCAACGGCCAACCGGTGAGGGTTGCGTGTCTTGATCGTTGCTGTAGTGCCAGATGCCGAGTAGTCATCGATTTGCGTCGATGGGCTAAAGTTAACAGCAAACGAAACCTGGATGCCTTTACCAGACTGATAGCGGAAATACCGGCGCGTTTGACGGATCATCCGGCTATCAGGGTTTTTAGAAGGTATCAGCTCAACACCCCCATCGTATGGACGATGGATTGCAAAACCATCAGCACGCATCAACAGCGATGTGCCAACAGTGAAGTTGGTGTCAACCAGTGTGACTGGTTGGGCATTCAACAGCTGCAATGATCCAGCGCCAGTCACTGCCTTGACGGTGTTGCTGTAGGTTGCGCCAAGGTCCGTGTAGTAGAACGGGGCAACCGTATCGCCAGCGTCAGTTACTGACACTCGACCTGTTCCTGCAAGCGCAGCGGCAGCACTGTTATGCAAAGCAAACGTTGTCGTGCTGAGGTTTCTTACATAGTAAATTTGCCCGTTGGTTGTGCCAGCCGGTGCAACTGAAGAAGCCATCACAATCATTTGCTCTGTGGCCATGCCATGAGCAACTGGGGTTGTGAAAATTGACGTTGCTGTATCAATGGAAGACACGGCAACAGCAACAGTGGTTGGCGCTTTGTAGAACGAAATTGCGTCACCAGTATTGAAGAACGAAGTGAAGTTCGTGCTTGTGCCAGTGACAGTCGTCGATCCTGCGTCAAGGCTTACGGTGCCGCCACCAATTACCTCGCCGGTAATGCTGTTGGTTGTAAGCGTATGGGTGCCGGTACCAACACTTGTGATGTTGATGTATGTGCCAGACACCACAGCATCCAAATACGTTGCTGCAAGCCTGATCCAATCACGGCTTACGCGAATAACGTAATATGTTTGGCTGTTCGTCAAACCGCCAACAGCAGTTCCGCTTGTGCCATACACAACCGCCTGGCCAGTTACAAAATAGTGATCAGGTATTCTGATCGCATCCTGTTCTTGCCATACGGAGAACGATGGGTTGAAGCTTGCCACACGCGGCGGAATTTGGCTTGTCGCACCAAGGGTAAATTGCGTGTCGTTCACAACAGAGTTAATTTGATACACGCCGTCAGATGTACCGATAGCCGTTGCATTAAACAGCTGCGTACCAGAACCAGCTTTGTACAAATCAATTGCTGTTGATTTGACGAAAGTGCCTGTTCCGCTGAATGGATATGCAAAGTAAATCAGCGTGCGACCGTTGTTCACAGATGCACCGTCGTAATTCAAGTGCAGCGAGAACGTGTTCGCATTGACTTTGTAGACGTAGTAGTACGCGCCACTTTGCAATGGCGACACTGGCGTTGAGCTTACATATCGAACTCGATCACCAGTATTGAACGGATGATTGGTGTAAGAAATGTAAATGCTGCTGGTCCAAATAGTCGTGTTTTGGTCAACAGAAATTTCTGTTCCAGCTGTGCCGCTGAACGTGCTTGAAAGTTGGAACTGATTTTGCGATGCGTTTTGCACATAGTAGGTCGTGCCACTGACAAGCGGATCAATAGCTGTGCCACCATTTGAGTTGTAGAAAACGCTGTCTTTGTTGTTGAGGCCGTGGTCTGGCGCAACAATATAGTCACCGCTTGCAACGACAGTTTTGTCGATCAAGTAGTTGTATGTCGTTGCCGCTCCGTTGCCATAGTCTGCAAAATCAACAGGCGTTGTGGCCAAGCGATATTGGAAAGAAACGCGGTGATCATTGACGCGAATGATTTGATAATACTCAGTCGAGCCCATGCCGCTGATGTTTGTTGAAGTATCGTAATACTGAACAACGTCACCAGTTTGGAAGCCATGGTTCGGGAACCACAAGCTGTTTCGCGTTGGATCAGGAGACACCTTGATCATGATGCCAGCGTTGACAGCGCCGCCATTCAAATCAAACACCGGTCCATTGAGCTGCGTCGAGAACTGCACCACCAAACCGTTTGCAGAAACGGTCTTTGGATAAACAACGTTGCCATCGCCAGGCGTGTAGCTCAACAACATGCCGCTGCTGCTGAACACAGTGATGTTTGCAAACGTGGTGTAGCAAGCCATCAGCTGTTGAGAGCTTCCGCTTGAAATGCCAGGAATTGCATCAATGAACGTAATTGTGTCATTGCCACCGTCACAGGTAGAAGCACGATACCCGCGAGCAAAGCAAGATCTGCTGATGTCAGCGGAAGTGCCTGCGGTTGTAAGGTCAACCTTAGTCGTTCCGCCTTCAGTCAGCGTCAGATAAATTTGCGTCGAGTTGACCACGCGAACGTAGTACCAGCGGGTGTCTGTTAGTCCGCCAATTGCGCCGTTGCCATAGCCAGCAAAGTACACATAGGGCTTGTTGTCCACCAGCCCGTGCGGCGTGGTAAACGTAATGATGTCAGTCCCAGCGTTGACCGCAATTGTCGAGTTTGCGCCAACGCCACCAACAAAGAAAAACGCTTCGTCAGGTATCCAGTTCTTTGGGTTTACAGATCCAAGGTTCCAGTTTCCTGTTTCGCCAGTAGCCGCCGTTTTAAGGGTTGGCTGAGTTTCGTAAAAGCTGTGAATGGTTGCGCCAACACCGCCGTAATCGGTCATGTCAGCTTCCAATCCGTTAGCCGGATTTCTGTTGTAGCCAAACAATCTGAAGCGATTTGGATACGCTGCGTTGCAAGCCTGGAGTTGATAGATGCCGTCATTGGTAATGCCGGTTGGCGTGCCGGTGCTGTTGAACAGCACAACGTCGCCATCAACCCAGCCACCACGAGGCAAGTAGAAGCTGTTTCTATCGCTATCAACCTGGCGCTCACAGGGGATCAAAATGCCGCCGGTTGTTGCGGTCGTCAGATCGAAGTCAGCACCAGAAGCCGTCGTTGAAATTGTTGCTGTGGTTGAAGTGGCTGGCTTCAAGTAATAGGCATACGGCGTTGCTTGACCTTCGACCTGCGCAAACAAACCAGCACTTGCACCAATTACGTTCAAGTTAGACAGCGTGGTTGACATCACCAGGTAAGGCGTATCAGCAGGCTGAGAAATGATGTTGTTGTCAAACGTGAGAACGTTTGTCGTTGTATTGATCGAGCTTGCACGCAAACCAGCAGCAAGGCACGATTTGATCATGCCAGCATTGATACCCTGGCCTTGCAGGTCAACGCGGCTGATTGAGCTTGGGCCACCCGTTGTCAGGTAGATCTTTTTCGGATCTGCTGTGGTTCTGACCCAATAAGTTGTTTCTGACAAACCGGCAGGGTTTGTATTGCCAGCGCCAAGCAGCCACATGACCGCTTCACCATCATTAAAAATGTGGTTGACGTTGAACTCAATTTCATCGGTTACGGTGTTGAAGAAGACATCAGCGTCTGCATCGCCGCCGATGATCATGTACATGCCACGCTTGGGCGTCCAGTTGTATGGTTGTACTCCGCCAATCGCCCACTTGCTTTGGTCAGCAGGATGCGTGTCGGTCAGAGCAGTGAACGTTTCTTGTTTCTTGCGCGTGTTTGTCGTTTTTGTCAGCGCCGAATTGAACGAAATGTTTTTGCTGCCAACACTGTTGCTCAAGAAAAAGCTGGTGCCGGTAGTAAAGTTGGTTGGCGTCTTTGTGTTGACGATCAGATTAGACGGTACAGCGCCGTTGGTAGAAACAGCGTCAAGATCAGTCAGCTGGAACTCAGTGCCCTGGTAAACGCTCGCAACAAAAATTTGCGAGTAGGTGTCCAAAATTGAGCCAGTTGCATTTTGCGTTGACTTTGCTCTGTACTGGAAGCTTGTCGTGGTTGGGATTGCGGTAACAACAAAAGCACCGTTCGCAGTGACGCTGGTTGTACCTTGCACAATGATCGGGTTGCCAATCGACAAGCCATGGCTTTGATCTGTCGTAACAGAAATTGTTTGGCTACCGTTGGTGCGGGTGATGCTCGTTACATCAAGCGATGCGTCGCCGTTTCGGCTGTAAAAAGTCGGGATGTTTTTTACAAGCTCAAGCGTTTCCCACTTGGTTGATTGCAGGCCATATTCAAAGTCAGTGTCAATCAAGTTCTCTGGCGTGGACACGCGGAACTTTGAGACCGGATCAGTGAACGTTGCGTCAGGCACCATAGACTGCGCATCGGCTTCTACAAAAATTTGCAGCACGTCGCTGTTTGACATTGACGTGGTGTCGTACTCAAGAACAAGCGTCGTCGTTTCTGCATCGACGTTGATCGAATAAGAAGACAGTCCAATGTCTGGATTGTTGAACAGGTAGATGATGACGTTCGCTGTCACATTTGAAATCATCAGCAAACGATCACGCCCATAAATGCCTTCGAGGACAATGGTCCTCGTGGCTTTGTTGAACGTGTAGTTGTGAAGAAGTTTCTTGCTCATTGTTTAGCCTCCAAGTGCAATTGCATATGCCACAGCGAATGGCGCGGATATCGTTATGTTTTCGTTTGCGCCGATGTTTTTGCGCGTGATGTAAATGTCGGTGCCAGGGACAATTTTGTTGACCAGGTAGTCTGCGATTTGGTCTGTGGCTGTGATCTTAATAGCACCCCCACCAGCCGCCGCCGCAGCCTGCGATGCGCTGGCCGCCGCAGCCACAGCTGATGCGGCAGCGCCTGATTGCGATGATGCGGCATTTGCCGCCGACGCCGCCGCATTTGACTGGGCCGTTGTTGCCGCCGCCGCCGCCGCTTCTGTCGTCGATTTAGCCGCCAGGGCGTCATTCTTGGCCGCTACAGCAATTGCCTCTGATGCCTGGGCAATCACCTTGCTGGCGTCAGCAGCCGCCGCTGATGCAGCCGCAGCTACAGCAGAAAGGCCAGCAGCCTCAGCATTTACAAGAAGCGACCAGTTGGACAGCTGGGCATTTGTTTTGACAGGCGTCGTGCCTGTTGCCGTATGCGCAACAAGGCAGATGTACACGTTGAAATTGGATGGGTCCACGACGATGTCGCGAGACGCATAAGCAGTGCCGGTTGTCCAGTTTCCGCGAGGCGTGCCGACTGTTTGAGTAACGGCCAGGTCGCCATTGCTATCAAACGACAAAAACTTATCAGCCCGCTCAGCTGGCGGGATGGCAAATTCTGCGTTGTTGATGGTGTTTGTAACCGACAGCTTGAGAGACCGGTTTACCTGGTCGGCCAGCTGCTGGACAAGAATTGTCACCCGGTCGAGGGCGTCCGTGATCACCTCTGGATAAAAGCCGCCCTGGTTGGTCAGGTCCGTCGGCTGCAAGTTGGCCAGCGCGGAAGTGATGACCAAATTTTTGCCGGTCGGCAAAGCACCGGCGACAAGCGTGATGCTGCCACCAGGATTGCTATCCTGGTCCGCATTAAGGGTGACCGTGTAATCGGTCGTCAGAGCAATGGCCGTCTCTACGTTGGTTGCGGTGTCCAGCTTAACGACCTTGAGGTCAGCTGCCTGGAATACCTTGAACGTAAACGCAAAGGTCGAAGCGCTGCCATTTCCAACGTACGGCCCATTTTTCCGCGTGTTTGAACTGATCGTCATGGACGCAACTCCTGGGATATATCATAGAGATTAGGGCGATCCGTTGTGGATACGGGTACCCCAGTTATGATGATTGTGATCATCGGCTGGCCTCACTTGCTTTGCCAGTCAGCAGGCCGCGAACGTAATCCGCGTCGCTTGTTGGTTCAACTTTGCCACGGTTCACATCAACCTGGTAGCCAATCGGACGGCCAAGAACAGTCAATGGCAACCCTGTGATCAGAGACAACAGCGTCAAGACATCCTTGACGTTTTTGCCAGTGACGTCTTTGTCCGGGCTGACAATGTTGATCACCGCCTTTGTCGTTCCAACCGTTGCTGCTTCAAGCGTGGAGATCGATGGGCTTGTTGTGATCCGGTCATCATAGGGCTTGTCGTTCAACGAATTGAGCGGGACCAGGGCAACCGTGCCGAATGGAACCATCGCAACCATGCCCCTTAATTGGCCCAAGAAGAACCAATCAGCCACCTCATCGAGGTAGCCGTCATCATCGTCATCATCCCACTGACCGCCCAGGGTTTTGACAATTGCGTCCGCAACCAACATTGGTGCCGCAAAGCCAAGAATGTAGGTCATCAGCAATTTGCCCTTGTTGCCGCGCCAGCCAAGATCTCGAACAATCTTGATGTACTCGCCAGCATTTAAGTTGGCCAGCATGTTGAAGTAGTTTTGGAACTGAACCAGCGTTTTGTAAAACGGCGTGCCGACCTCAAACGCTGATATGTCCTCTGCTGCCAAGCTTGATTGCGTCGTGCGCACAGCGGCGTCTGCGCGGGCTACAGCCTCTTTCGATGCAGCAGCGTCGCCAACATCTTTGCCCATTTCCGCAAGAGCCTGGTTGTAGGCACCAATCCATGTGACAGCATCAACCTGGTTTTGGAAAGCTTGCTGCAAGAAGTATCCGTGCTTCTGGGCCCAGCTTTGCATCTTGTCGTACCTGGATGGATTGAGCACCAGGTCGTTCAAGTTTTCCTGGATGTCAAACATCTGGCTGTTCATACGGTCAGCCATAAATGGCGACAGCTCGCCAATTTCCTCTGCCGTCTTGCTTGGGCTTGCCATGTATCGTGCCAGGCCTTGTTTCAAGTACGTTGGCTTGACTTTGATCATGGCCGGGAAATACCCAGTCATCTGCTGCAAAGCGTTGGTGAAGTTGGCAAACATGATGCCAATGCCGGTCCTGTTTCTGACGGTGCGCCAGAATTGATCGACGGCCCTATGCATGCCTGGCTCTACCGTTGTCTGACGGGCAGCGCGATTGAGCCATGGCAGCAACATGTCTTCGATTGCATTTGGATCAATGCGGGTAAGCTTGTCCGCAAATTCTCGATTGCGCACCAGGCCTAGCACGTCTTTGATTGCTGGCTGCACAAATGCAAACCGCAGCACGTCATCGATGTGCTTGGTCATCAAGCGAACGTCCAGCGACAAAGGCTTGTTGTATTCAACGCGGCCTTTGGTGAAGCCCATGCCGGTGCTGGGCATTGCGTTTCGGAAGTCGCTTTCAAGCTCTTCCATCTTGGCGTTGCGCTGTGCGTCACGCACCATAAATGGATCAGTCTTTGCTGGGACATAACCACCGCGATATGTACCAAACGGCGTTTGCACTGGATTGGCTGGCACTTCCTTAAAGTAGTAGCCAAAGACATCCTTGTGCGCTTTTTGCGCCAGCGGCTTCATTTCTTCGTTGAGATCCCAAACTGATTGCAGCCAGTCGAAATCTTTTTTGGTGAGCACTCCTTCGTCAATCATGCGCTGAACAAACGCAGACCAGCGCGACGCGTCCAGCGTGCCGTCTGCATTGATGCCGCCCCACCCACGACCAAGCACCAGCTTGCGCAGGTTGCTTTCATTGCCTGTGTGGAGCATGGCACCCAACACTTCTGCTTTGCCAATGCCGCCGTTCTCAGCGCCGAATGTATATCCAAGCTCTGTTGCATCGATCTTGCCAACACGCAGGTCAAGCTGGCTAACCAGATCAACGTACTGCTTGACGTATTTGTTGCGCTCCATGCGGTATTGCGTGATGGCTTCTCGAACAGGTCGGAACACATATTTTGTGAATGGGCCTGGGCCCTTTGCTCCATCGGTTGCATCTGCCCAGTGCTCAATGCGACGGGTCATTGCCTTGGTAAAGTTGAGCGTTCTAAACATGCGCTCTTTTTTGCTAGGCGCTGCTTTTTCGCCTGGCACTTCAGCAGGCACGCCAATTTCATCAAGGCGTGCATTCATTTCTGAAAGCACCTCTTCCTTGTCCATCAGCTTGCCGTCGATCATGATTTGGTTTTGACGACGTGCCTGGAACCAAAGCGCCTCAACCGTGTCACGCAGCGCTCTGAATTGATCGACTGTCAGCTCGTCATATTTTTTGTTGCCCGTGCTTGCAGCAATGATGATTGGCTCGATCTCTGCATAGAACTCAGGGTTGTATGCACGCAGCTGATCGATGTACGCGACTGGTGGCTTGTCTTTTTTGCCGAGCCCATAGTAGGCCAGGATAGACCGAGCGGCATTTACCAGGTCCATGTTTCTGGTTTTTGCTATGCGGTCATCGGCCTTAAAGAATTTGCGGAACTCAACCACAGCTTCGCGAACTTCATTGCGAGCTGCTACAGCCTGAGTGGCCAATTGGTTTTGCACCAACTGGTTTTGCTTTGCGCGAGCAGCTTCGATTGCGTTGCCCTTCTTGCTCAGATCTTGAGACTGTCTGCTTGCGCGTGCTTCAGCAGCAGCGTACTGCCGTGGCTGAATGTTCTTGATCACTTGGGCACCAATGATTTCGTTGGCTACTTGTCTTGCAGCCGCCGTCATCACTCGCACAGGCGCAGTGAACTTGGCCAGGAAACGAAGCTCAACGGCAACAAATCTTGCGCGGGCTTCGTTGTGAAGAGCACGCTCTACCTCCAGCTCCATTGCCGCCGGGCTTTGCAAGTCACCGTACAGCTCAAGCATGCGCTCGTCTGTTTTTGCGGCAATCTCTTCTTTCAATGGCTTGGCATCGAGCAGTGCTTTGATCAGGTTGTCGCCACTGCGGAACCCAAACATTTCTGCAACAAGCTGAACAGGCAGGCCTTCTTTCGCAAGCATGCCGTACTTGCCATAACCAAGCTTTGCAATGTCTGGACGCTGCTGCAATCCAGCCTGGCTTTCCGGGTACATTGCATTGACGCTGTCGATGGAAATCTTGTGGCCTTCAAGCGCTTGAACTTCGTTGCCTTCTGCATCGACTGTGGTGCCACGCTTTAGAAACTCCATTGCCTGATAGACAGGCGTTTGCTTGACTTCCTCTGCAACCTGGGCAGACACCTCTTTGCGCTGCGTCTCGGCCTGTTTTTGAAGCTCCTTAATCACGCGGCTTCTTGCGTTTGACAGCCATTTCATTTGTCGCACGCTTGCACGCGACAGATCGGTAACCGCAGCTTCTTGTGCCTCTTTAACCAGGTCTTGATAAGCAGCCCAGGTTGCGTCGTCCATGCCGCTCTGCTCTTGCGTCTGGAACATCGGCATCATCGCCCGCACTTGCTGGGCTTGATCAATAGCCTCTTCGCTTGCAAGCATGCGATCCATAACCTGGCGCACCTCACCAGTCAGCAAAGGAAGATCTGTTCCGTTTTCTGCTTTGTAAATTTCATTCAGCTCGTCGCGGATCGACTTGTAGACAGTGCGCAGCCATGACGCAAACTTGTCGAACATCGATTGCAACTTCACGCTTGGCGCTTTGCCCTCGAAAAGATAGATCTCGAAGTTGTAGGCAAAGGTCTCATGGTATTTGCGCTGCTCATCGAGAGACATTGCATTCCATGTGGCCAGGTCTTTGACGCCAAACCAATCAAGCACAACCTGCATATCGTCGCGCATTTGCTGTGTAGCATTTGGCAGCTGCGCCATGTCTGCGTAAACGGTCAGGAAGAAGTGAGCGGTCTCGTGCAAGAAGGTTGAATAATCGGCCTGCTCATTGAGTATGGTTGTAAGCTTGCGCGGGTCAAACCCACCGCGAGCTGGCTGGTTCAGAATTGCTTTGCTTCGTGCGTCTCTTGCGCTTTCCTGGCGAAGATCTGGCATGTCAGCAGCCCGGCCTTCAGTCCAGGTCCACTCCGGCATCAAGCCAGTTTTTTGATCCGCAAAAATTGTTTCATCTACTTTTGCCGTGCGGTTCTTTTCGCCATAAGGGCCGTAGTTCAGCCAGCTGTTTTGGCCACGCGTTTCGCTTGTGATTGCTGCGACCGCTGATCCGGTGAACAAGCGAACGTGCGCTTGCCATGCATTCTCTTCTCCGCGATCACGGAAACCAGATCCCTCCATGCCATGGCCAAAGGCGTCATGCACTGCGCGGAATAGATCGTTGGCCAGCACGCGCTTCTGCTCGCCCTCAAGCGAGCCAAACGGCCAAGTGATGCCCGTGTCTTGAAGTAGCGGGTTGTCGGCGACGTCAAATTCGCCGGTGCCAAAACCAGCCTCTGTGGCAAACACGCCCATGGTCTGGTTGTTGCGCAAGTCGCGCATCGCATTCCAGGGGTTGCCACCGTATGGGTCGTTTGTTTCGTCGAAGAAGTAAAACTTGTAGCCAGCCTCTTCCAGAGCCCGATACTGGGCAATGGTTTGGTCGATCAAGTTCTGGTATGCCTCACGCACCGCTGGGTCGTTGGGCGCGTGCTCCATGGCCTGGTAGGCCTGGGCAATCCGCTCTGCGCGAGCGGTATCGACTTCTACATAATTGGCTTGTCTTGCAAGACTGATCCCGTTGTCTCGGGCATATTTTTCTGCGACGGAGACAAGTCTGGCGTCAGGGCCTGTGGCTCCCTCAACAACCGGCGCACCCGCAAGCGGCGCAAGGCCTCCTCCCGAATACCGTCTTCCTCCGTCTCCACCTTGGTTGAGCTGTCCTTCTTCATTTGTCAGCCCTCCTTCTTGGCGTTGATCATTTGCTCGAACATCTGCTGCGAGTTCAGCGCTATCTCTTTCAGCACGGGATCGTTCATTACCTGCTCTTTCAAATTCGAGAAGGCTTCGATTGAGGGCTGCTGCTGCTTGGGCCCTGGCATTACGATACCCGCTCCGAGCCAGTCCTTCACTTCCTGCTGGGTCATTTCCTTCACTGCCATAGTCATACTCCTGTTTTTCTGGGAACGCTGCATATATTGACGCAAAGTCAACAGCATAGTTCCCTTCAAGTGTTTGGTCAATGGCATTGGCCATTCCGGCGGGATCGACACCAGCGTCAAGCATGATGGTCATGAAGCCGTCGGTCGTGGTCTGACCTTGGATTTGCGGGTAGCCCTGAATGCCACGCAGAGCCTGGTAAATCGCATCGACCTCAGCCTCTGTCTTGGGGCCAATGTTGATGCGGATCGCGCCAGTCTGAAAGCCGCCTTCAAAAGCAACGGGCGACACCACCATCATACTGTCCTGGCTAAGGGCAAACCCTAAGCCGCGAGCAACCTCGATTGGGTTGCCCGAGGTGAGCTTGATTGCAAATGATGGGTTGGTGTCGTTTAGGTAGCTGCCAATCTGAGCAACCACCGCGCCAGACGCGTTTGCCGCCTCCAGGACGGCGGGAACAATCTCTTGTGCTACCTGGGTACTGGCGATCAGGCGTTCGCTGTTTGTGAGGCTTCTCCAGCGGTCTGCGAGCCTCCAGTCGTTGGGGTCTGGGGCGACTTCGAAGACGACGGTTGCTCGGTCGTCTTCTGCCTGGCGAACTCCCTGGCGAAGTAATCCGTCTCCGTTTGTTCGTTGAACGCCTGCTGTGCGCTGGGCGGATTGAATTGCGAGTTCATTGTCTACCTCCTGGATCGTCCGGTTAATCTGCTCTTGTGGCACGCCCTGTGCCTGCGCAAGCGCAGCCGCCGCGTTGGCGTAATCTGGTGCCTCGTTGTCCTCGTAACCGGTCGCGCCTTCCTCTGCTGTTTTTGCACTGTCGTACAAGCGCTTCTCTGGATACCAGAGCAAAGCTTGCAGGTCTGACATTGTAAGCGACGGGTAAGTTTGTTGCAATTCGCTCAACACCTGCGCCATCACCTGGCGAATGCGACCGCGTTCCGGCGGGCCGCTCGGCTGTTCTTTTTGGCCATCAAGGTACCCGGCCAGGCTGTTGCCGACCTTGCGCAATTCATCGCCAAACGACGCCCTGGTGACGTTCTTTTTGGCCGGTCCAAGGATCTCGTCGAACGTGGCCAGCGCGTTGTTGTTGTCAACAACCTTGCCGATCTGGGCCATGGCCACACGGTTTGCTGGCTTTTGGCTGGCCTTGTTGATGGCCACGGCCACCTGGTCCAGCTTGCCAACTGCCAGCTTGGTCTTGATGATTGCTTCAAACGCCTTCTTGTCGGCGGGCGACATGGCCTGTATCAGCTGCTTGAGTTGCTGCTGCTTGACCTTGATGTTGGCCTTGTTCTCTTCGACAAGCGTGCCGGTCCAGCGGCCCCATGTGCGCATGAGCCAACGATCCATTGTGAGCTGCTCGAAGTGGCCGTACAGGTTGGCAAAGAAACCATTGCCGATTTTCGGGCCCAGCGCAGCCGCACCATAGACCTCGGTTGTGAGGTTCTCGCCGCTGACGTTTTTGCCGGTGAACAGCTCAACTTCTTTGACGGTTGTTTTGGCGGTCATGAACGCAATCACGCGCTCGATGCCGTACCGATCAACCAGTCTGTTGTACAGGTCAAGGCCTTCATTGATTGCGATCTGAGCTTCGCCAGCGCCCAGGTCTGTTGGCATGCGGCCAGTTTCTTTGAAGGCGCGATAAGCCCGCTCTGCAAGCTCAAAGTTCTTGTCCACCTTCATGCCGTTTGATGTAACGGCCAGCGCCCATGTAAAAGCAAATTTTGCCTGCGCATCCGTTGCAACCTCTGGGTGAACCAGGGACACAATGCGCAAAGCCTTGGTGACTTTTTCGTTGTACCAGCCGACTGCATTCGGGTTGGTTTGCAGTGCGGTAAACGCGTCTGCGACAGCGACCTTTACCAGGTAGCGCTCGACGTTTTTGGTGAAATCAGAAAGATCAACCTTCGCAGCCTTGGCCGCATCCAAAACTCGTTTTTGAATTGCAAGCTTGAACTCTCTGTTTGTTTTGAACTGCTGCGTCCCGGCAAAATCAAAAGCGCTTTCGACGTTGGCCACATCGACGACAGCATCAGGAACAACGCGGCCAACTGACTGTTCTTTGCCGCGTTGTGCCAGCAGGTTTGTGTCTTCTGCTGACCATGTGCCGCCATTGAAAACAGATTTGACCGACGCCGGATCAAACACGACAATTTCCTGCGCGTCTGGCGCGAGCTGCAAGATGACGCCGTCATAGCCTTGCTCGATCAGGCTTTGTGTAAATGCATCGGCTGCTTCGCGACCACCCGCTTTGATCTTTGCCTTTTCTTCCATCGTTGCGTAGTAGGGGTTTTCAACCCTCGCATACAACGGCATGACGTTTTGGCCTTTTGGCCCAAACGACCTGGCTTTTTGATTGGCGTAAATTTCCGCGAGATCTGCGCTGTCTGTAAGGTAAACCCCAGTGCCGAGCCATCCGCTGTCTTTGCGGTTTGGATGATCCAGATCAAAAGCATCAATGCTGTCAATGGTGCCATGGTAGAGAACCCGTGGGTTGCCTTCTTGATCCTTGAATACCGACCGGCCATAAAAGCCTTTGAAAGCGTCGCTCTTTGTTTGCACGCTGCCAGCTTGGTCAAACAGCTGCATTTCGGCAGGCATGCCAGTGCGCGATGCACCTTGCACCTTGTACATGTACTTGCTGTAAAACTCGGTCGGGTTCATGCCAAGCTTGACCGATTGCGTCACAACAAAGTCGCGGAACATGTCAGCGTATGTCTGGGCTGCTTTAGCGCTGTATGTGCCGGTGGCCTTGATTTGGTTGAGCACTTCATTGCGCACCTGGCTTGCGCCTTGAGCAAACGCCTTGTCTGTGGATGCCTTTTCATCGACAAGCGCTTTTGCTTCAGCAGCCAGTTGCTCGCGGTCTTTTGCAAAAGCTTTAGCCTCAGCAATGCTCATGCCGTCTTCCGCAACACGAACATGCTCCATCATGGCCTTGCCAAGATCTGTACCCGCAACGCGTGCTGCGTATTGAGCGGTAGTCATTACCACATCGCCGCCGGTTGCAGCTTTCTCATCGAGCGTTGCCGCCACTTCTGGAAGCACACGAGACAGCTGCTCTGTAGTTAAGCCAGACTGCCGAAGCACATTCACCATTTGCTGAGCATCGATGTAGATGTTTTCTACAACTGTGCCCTGAGCCTGGGCTTGGATAAAGCGCTCGTATTGAGCTGGGTTGCGATTGCGCACTTCGCTGTCAGCGGCTTGAGCATTCAACGTCTCAAAAAATTTCTGCTGCTGCTCTGCATTTTTTGCGCGGTTGTAGTCGTACCTGAAGTTAAAACCAGCGCCAGGCAGGCCGAGAAGCGCCATGCCTTTCACAACCTCTTCAAAGGTGCCAACAAGTCGATCACTGATTTGTTTGCGCCCTTCTGGCGTGGCCAGCAAGCTTTCCAGTTTGTTTGGGCCAGCAAGCTTCGCCAGCTCTGTGCCAGCAATTGATACGCCTTCTTGCAGCAGCTCTGTCACTGTTTCGCCGCCAACAGCAAGACCGTAGTTGACGCCAAAATTGCGAAGCGCAACGTTCATTGTTGGCTTCTTCAGGCTTTCGGCGACGCCTTCTGTAACGCTGCGAATGAGAGCTGATTTGAAAGGCTTGGCCACAAGTCCTACGCCAACCATTTCCAAGCCAGCGTTTACAAGTCCAACGCCAGTTGATGCATACTGCGCCGTGTTGCGATCAACCCCGGCCTCGATCATCTCAAGGTATGAATGGCCAGCCTCAATGCGATATGACTGCTCAGCCATTTTTGCGACTGTTCCAGCAACCAAACCACCAACGGCCAAGGTTGGCACAGACACCGGAGAGCCTGGGCCAGCAAGCATGCCAGCGCCACCAGCCGTCAAGCCTGTTGCACCGCCATATGTCAAAGCTGGAATAAGCGTATCAGCTTGTTGACCAACAATTTTTGAAGCAGCTTCCATAAGACCTTGGGAGCCGCGCAATGTTTTTAATTCATTGTTGATTGCTGCAATTCGCGTCATGTCTTCTGGCGTTGCAACGCCTGACTGAGCACGCTGCCCAAGAAAGCCAAGCTCCGTCGTTAGCCTGCCTGCCTGGAAGCCAATTGATGCATCGTTTGGAATGTCCCTGAAAAACTTAAAGACTTTTTCTGTGGCAGATAGGTTTTCAATTTGGTCGTAAGCAATATCTGCAAACGCTTTGTCTCGCAGCTGCCTGGCCAAAACCGGGCTGGTGTTTGACATTTGAAAAGCTCTAATGCGCTGCTCCATGAGCTTCGCTTTGATCTCCTCCACGTTGCGCGATGTCAGATCAAGCGGAGCGCCACTTTCTTGCGCAAGGCGTTGAATTTCACCGGCCTTGTTTGGATCGCCTTTGAGTGCCTCTGCAATGTTTGCATTGATCAAGTCATCTTGCGTCTTTGCAGCCTTCTTGATCAAGTCGTCATAGACCGATGCTTTCTTTGCAGCCTCAACAGCTGGAGCAGCCGTATCAACAGGCTTTGCGCTCAACAAGTTGTCATACACACTTGTGCCGCCCACAACAGGCTGGCGCAGCGGATCTTTAGGATTGAGCTGCGGTGTTTTGAGAATGATGTTCTCGTCAAAAGGATCGGCCATTTGTGTTTCCTATTTTTTCTTCTGACCAGGCTTTCCAGCCTGAACCCACAGCTTTGCAATCTCAAATTCTGTTGGCATGATGCCTGCTTTTTTCAGCGATAGCATGATGCTTGAGCGCTCGTCAGAGGGGATGCTGGCCAAACGAATTTCTTCGCCGCCGACAACAACATAAGCTTTAGAAAGCTCATCCTCACTCAGCCTGAACAATGGCTTTTTCGGGTCTGTTCCCCACTCATCAACCATCACTTCGTCAAGCAAAATCCTGTCCAGGATGCCTTGCTTTTCTGTGAGCGATAACTTGCCTTTTTTAATCGACTGAGCTTCGTCTATGTTTCGCTGGAAAATATCGCGCAGGCGAATTACAGCTTTTTTGTTTGTGTCGCTCGACGGATCAATAAGATCATCCATCTTGTTGCGCAGCAAAGTCGCCTTAAATTGCTCGGCATCAATTGTTGCCTCTCTAATTGTTTCTTCAGCAGCCTCTTTTGGCTTGTTACCAGCAGCATAAAAACGCTGGTATGTTGCTTCTGAAATCTTCATGCGGAACTGCTCAATACTGCCTTTTTTCCAAAGGTTTGGATTGTCCAAAAGCTTGATCACCGTGTCAGGATCATCGCCACGAGTTGGGCCTTCAACAAGCTTTGCTTTATCTTCAGGCTTTAGTTTTGAAAGCAGCGTTGCTGGAACTCTTTGCCAGTTGCTACCAGGGGCAAATGCGATATCTGTAGCCTCTTGAACAACTGCGCGATAAGCCTCGTCACGCAATGCAACTTCAGTGTTGTACGTTTGCGAAATCCACGCCTGAGCGTACTCAAGCTCTTCTGGATCTTTGATCCGTGACTTTGCTGTATCCAACATTGATTTGAGAGATGGCAGCTCATATCTGCCGCCGCCAACTTCACCGCTTGCACCTCCGCCTGTGCGGCCTACGCCACCTTCAAGCGCAACCAATCGAGCTTCCCAACCAACTTTGTATTGGCCATATTTTTCTGGGTCTCTTGCAATCAACCCTGCGTAATGCTGACGACGCAGGTCGATCATTTTCTGTGGATCGCCGCCACTTTCTGCAAGCAGCTTTTTGGCAGCTTTAACGCCCATGTTGACGGCTGTGTCAAAAGCAATCAAGCGCACGTTTTCTGGCAGATTGTCAGCACCAATGGCATCCCAGTATTTTTGACGGTAAATGTTTTTTGCGCCTTCGCGTGTCAGGTTCGCAATGTCAACGCCAGGGTTTGCTGTTGCGTTGATGCCAAATTTTGATGGCCCTTTGCCAGCATCGTCTGCAACGTATCCGCCTTCTTGCGCAAACACAAACTTCATCGAGTCTTCAAAGCTTGTCGCTGTTGCTTTGCCAGCTCCTTCAAAGATGCTTTTGCCAGCCTCAATGCCTGCCTCTTTTCTTGCGCCAGCAAGCACGGTTCTGCGTGTTGACATGTACTGCTCTGCCGTCATCTGGCCAGATTTGTTCATGCTCTCGATGTAATTGAGCGCATCGATGTTTCTGTTCGCGGCTGACAGGTTTAGAGCAACCTGGGTATGAACCAGGCTTGATGCTTCTTGAAGCATTGCTGTTCGTTGTGAGCTGTCTTTTGGCAAGCCCATCTTGTCAGCAAGTTCATTTGTGGTTTTGAGCGCAGAGCCAAAGTTGACTTCAAAGTCACCGCCTTGAACGCCAATCGATGTCCATGAACGAGCAGCTTGGTTAGCAAAGGTCAGCGCTTTGGATTTTGTTTCGTTGATGTCAAAGTCTTGCGTTGTGCGCAAAGAATGCGACGTCATTGCATTGGATGCACTACGCACACGGCGCAAAGCGGCGCTTCCAAAAACCTGTTGCTGCACAGAATTATCAAGACCGGCAAATGCATCACGATAAAGCTTATCAAGTTCTTTTGATGCGTCGCTAAATCCTTTGATTGCTGCCTCTCCCTTGAGACCAAGGTACCGGTTTTCAATCTCATCGACCTTCACAGAAAACTCGTTAAAAGCTGAGTTTGACTTTGCGTCATCAAGTGACGATTGCAAGCGATCCGCAATTTGGATGAATTGGCTACCGGCTTTTTCCATAGCCGCGCCCATCTCCATGCCTTGCTGCGCGGCAACGTTTTTAATCGGCTCAACACGACCGCTGTCAACCGGAATTAAGCCTGGTCCTTGCGTTGAGAGCTGTTCTTGTGGACGATCAATGATAGGTACGCGCGCCATTTATTGCCTCACTCATTTCTGCCGGGCGGGTTCATAAACGGAACTGATGCTGTTCCCGCTTGCGTTGCCCTGTAATTTGAAAACCATGTGTTGGCCAGATTGCCTGCGCTGCCGATCAAGCTTGTAGACATAGCCGAGAACGGACTGATGCTATTTGCCATTACAGTCAAATTGCTGGCGCTTATATTGTCCAGGATGCTTTTGTTTTCGATGCCGACCTTCTTCATACGCTCTGCCGCCGCCGCCCTGACGGTGTTTGCGTTTACCGTATTTAGGTCGATCTCTTTCATTAGGTTGGTTGTCGCAATAATTTCCCTGGCGTTGCCCTCGGTCAATGTCAAACCGCGAGCAGCCATAGATGCCCGAGACGATGCAACAACAGCCCCAGCCTGAAAGCCAATTTGCTGCTGGCGCTGAATACCAGCCCTCATGATTTGCTGGGCCTGCGCCTCTACCAGGCGGGCGTTGATCTCGCCCATTTTCGACTGGTATTCCAAAGTCAGCGACTGAGAACGAAGTTGCGACTTTGCGCTTTCTGCGCCGTAGTACGCGCCAATAGCGGAATTGATCGATCCGAAAATCGACAATGCCGTACCGGCTGCGTTTATGTTTGCTGGCGTAAACGTTGACATAAGCTCAACTCCTCATGTTTTAAGAATACCCTCACGCCAAAACGTTACGGGTACCATCATCCACCGATTGCCACTTCTAGGGTCAAGCCCACAATAGTCAGTGGCAATGGTGCGCTTTGTCGTACATAGACCTGCCCGCTGTCCTGCCATTTTGGCGTCAGCATGATGCGGATTTCTTCTGATTTCAGCGACGGTGGTGTGCCGTAGGGCTCCGCCTTGCGCTGCTTCGTCTCCACCAGGGCGTCTGCATTTGGTCCAATAAAGATGCCTGACGACTGATAAACGCGCAGCCAGGCGTGGTTGACGGCCTTGTACCGGCCCTGGCCAAGGCCATCGATTTGCATGGCAATAGGCAGGGTTTGCAGGTCCGACTGATATGGCAATCCGACATGGACAATTGAATAAGCTCGGTCGAGCGAGATGCTGCCGCCGGTGACGGTTCTCGATGGATGCACAGCGCCGTCCGCCAAGATCGACACCGTCTTGCCTTCAAGATACGACAAGCCGCTGATTGAGTTCCTGGCAAAGGACCAGCTGGCGATAGCCGTGTTTCGAAAGCCAACCGGCAGCTGTTTATCAACCTGGATGCTGGCCACTGTTGTTGACGTAACAGCAACGATCCTCATTCGGTATTTGTTGTGGTTGGCGTCTTTGATCTCAAGCACATCGTTGATGTCGCTTGTGCCTGGGAAGGTAAACAATGGCGCGGATGCTGTGACAGTCAGGATTTCCGACCGGTCCCAGGCTGTTCCGCCGCTCACTGTGATGGTTGTCGCAGTTGTGTTTTGACCGCGATAGGTTGATCCGCAATCGACAAAAAAGCTTTCTTCCAATGCGTCAATCTTGCGCGTTGCCATGCGCTCTACAAACCGCTTTGTTTGGCCATTGATCACGCGCTTGACGATAACGTATAGAGCATCGATATCGCCCTCAGAAACCACCGTGCAGCTCTCAAACACGCCGTCTGTGTCGTGCCAGTGGATTGATCCAATTGCCTGCTCTGGAACGTATGTCACGCCAATCAAATTGCCTGACGTTGAAACGGCCCAAACAATTGGGATGGGCGCTTTCATGTAGCTCATGTCAACAATCTGATAGCCGTCAAAAAGATGGGCCGCTCGAATTGACACGTCGGCAGAAATAAAACCGTTGGCCTGCCAGTTGTAACCAAACTCGCGCAGGTGGCCACCACGCGATGCCTCGTAGATCATTGAGCTGTTGATGATCACTGGTTGAACGTTCGATGCTCCAACGTACGACTGCGGTCTAACAGAGATCGATGTTGGTGTGATCGCATCAGAGTTGACAGATGTCACGCGCCATTCTGTTGAGCCGGTGAGCAAAAGCATTTCAGTGAGCGGCACGATATGGCGGATCGTGTTGCTTTCGCGGGCCGCAACCCTGAAGGAAATTCGGTCGTCGTCTCTGATTGGGATGCCGTAACTGAAATTGCTTTCAGTGCCGGACTTTGACATCACGAGTTTTTGGGGCTCGTTATTAGTGCCTGCGAAGCACCGGCGCTGCTCGAAGTACGAAACTGCGCTTGGATAGTTGCCTGCCGATTGGAAGACTGGGTCATAGATGGGCGGCGTTTGTCCGAAGTCTGGCCCGATGTTGACGTCATCGATACTTGTGGTTTGTGTGTTTCCGATGTAGCCATACACGCCTCCAGTTTCTTTGTAGATGTAGTACCGATCAGCGCCAGGCACTGCGGTCCAGCTGATTGTGTTTTTTGCGCCCGTCACAAAGATGTTGTTGTCAACACTTGCCACAGCTGAAGGTTCGCTTTCTCCTGCGCTGTTTGCAAGCACCGCCGTAACTTTGTATCGGTGCGTTTCGTATGTGTCAGCGTTTACGTTGGCCGACGCTGGGATGTAGCGCGTTGCTGTGACGCCGGTCGGCGCAGGCAATGGCGCGGCAAAGTTGATGACGGCAAGATCCCATTGCGTTGCGCCAAGACGTCTTAGCTCTCGCGGCGGATAGCTCGGATGCACAAAGGTCATGACGTCAGCAGACTGGACATAGTGAATGTCAAACAGATCTGCTTCTGCATATGGGTTTGGAATTTCATACGCATTGCTAGGCAGCTGGTACCAGTACGTTGCGTTGGGCGGGGTCTGATTGGTGTTGGCCAGAATGCAGTAATAGTTCTGCCCGCTGTAAGAAACGATCTGGCTGCGCGTGTACGCGGTGGCCGAGCTCCAAGCAGCTGGAGAGCCAGCAAGAAGCGTTGCGCCCTGCGTGTGAAACCTGAAATACCCAGCGCCCAATTCGATGGTCAGCGTTTGCGTTGTGCTAAACGTAAAAGGGATCAGCCTAGATTTTTTTGTGCTGTCTTTTACTTCGCGCACCACAGCAAATCCTGGCCTATTTTTGGTTGGACCCTGTGGCGTTGCAATGAAGTTGCGCATCTTTGCGGCACCGGTTTGATACTTGGTGTCGTCGATGCGTCCATACATTTCAGGCGAAAGCTCGCCGCCAGCAAATGATCGCTGTAGCGTTCTTGTGTTTGGCATGCCTTATCTCCCGGCCATCCAGGACACAACGTGCTCTGGTTTAATGTTTCTCTGATTTGCATCAGACGATGCTGCCTGCACCAGGTACGCGCCCATAATTTGATTGCAGCGCTTCGCTTCTGCCTGGCCAGCGTCGCCCTTGATTACCGGGCCAGCAAGCATGCCAGCCAAACCCCAGCTCAACGTCAGCGTAAACAGCGGAGAAAACTTGCTCGTATCGACAATCTTTGCCTGATAACGCAGCAATGCTTTGTCGATGTTTGTGAACAGCAAATAATTGCCGCCGTCATCGATCTCAAGCGCATACGGTTGAGGCACATAGGTTCCAGCAACAATGCCTGGGTTGTAAGAGTTTGCACCCATCAAGCCTTCAGCTGCTGATTGATGCGAGCTGTAATCGTTTGCCGCATCAGGCGGGATCACAGCAATTGCTTTCATGAAATCGGCAGGCACTGCATATGCGTACTGCCATTGATTGATTGTGTTTGTGACGCTGGGCAAGAGTGCCCGCTTGGAAGCAAAGTTCCAGTTGTGCATTTCCAAAAGCTGGTCACGAGCCATTGGATAAAAACGCTGGCAATACTCAGCCTGCGCGGACCCTTCTGGAGGGTTAATGCTGGCCACCGTTGCGTCATCGCCAAGGTGCGCCAAAGCCAAGTTACAAATATCAACTTCCGATGCCATGGTGGCCTCCTATGCAAAAAGGGGCCGTGGTTTCCCAGCGGCCCCCCGTGAAACGGTGTCCCTACAAGACGGGATCAGCTGCTGCTTTAGTCCACGTCGGCTTTGCGCTTTGCCTTTGGTGCCCACTTGCGTTCGCTAGAGGCATCATCGGCAGGCGCTTCAGCTTTAGGCTTCGCCGGTTCCAACGGTTCCAGGTGATGGTTTTCTGGGCCGTTGTATTCGAACACATCGCCCTCTTTACGAAGAGATGCGTCCACAAAACAAAGCCGGATGGCGCGGTACATAGGCATAGCTGATCCCCCCTATTAAACGACGCTGAAGCCAGAAGCGTAAAACTTCTTGCCGTCTTGAATATCAAGCACAACGTCAGCCGTTACCTTGCCAGCGCTGTTGGTGCCAACCACAGTGTAGCGGGCTCCCATGTAACGCTTGCCCTTGTTAGGCAACGGGTTGACCTTGACCTGGTAGTTCTTGCCAAGCGTCAGATCTGCGGTGACCTTCGCGCCGGAAGAGGACACCACTTCCACGTTTGCAGACAGAGCTGCATCGGTGGCAATGATGATCTCAAACGCGGTGCTCGTGCCGCCAGCAAAAGCTTCGGTGACCGCGAAATTCATGGTCAAGCCTTCGCCTTCGCCGATGTCACGGGCGGTGCCCAGATCAATCGTGTTGGTAGAAACGGCAGTCGTGGTAACCGCCTGGTTTTCGCTCACTCGGAGCAGTTTGTCAGTAATCATTTTCGATCTCCTTGAAGGTTAGGCGATTAGACGACGCGAGCTTCGCTGTTGATGAGACCATCAACGCGACGGCAAGGTACGCCGAGGAAGGTGAGCCAGCTGTGCGGCATGCCGAACTGCGTGAGGCCCTCGTTGATCTTCATCACGTTCTGGCTCTTGTCCATCGCAGCGATAGACAGACCGGAGTGAACGGTGCGGTTCATGTAGAACGCAGCGCGACCCATGGTCATGTTAGGAACGCGATAGATGGCGCGGGCCATCATCTTGATCAACGCGGTTGCAGCAGCGGCAGCTTGCGAGTTGGATTGGCTCATGAGGTCAGACACATCGATGTTTGCGATGCGAACCACATAGCGCCAGTCTTTCACAACCAGGCCGTTCTTCCACTGATAGCGGGTGGCATATGCCTGAAGGCGAGTGCCATCGCTGTTGTACACGGTCTGCTCGCCCAGATCTTCATGGATCAAGCCTGCCTTCGAACCTTTCGGGAACGGGCAGTAGACAGTGTTGTCGCCCCAGATAACCAGGAACACAGACGTGTTGTCCGAGCCGGTGCCGCCAGCGTCCAGAATGTTCTGAGCGTTGGATGCAGACAGATCGCTATAGCGAGGTGCCAAGCCCAAGAACTGCTTGGGGTCGGTACCAGGGTTGCCATAGAACATGGTCGATGCCTGGGTCTGGTTCATCGCCTCCAAGAAGGCGGTGTCTTCAGACAGACGGAACTGAGCGGTGTTGCCGTTCAGCATGGCCAAGTCTTTGTCCACTTCAGAGCGAGCTTCCAAGATGGCGCAAGCTTCGTCCACCTGAGCGGTGGTCGATTTGCTCGACGGAATACCTTGGTTGAGAGCACGCCAGTAGACTTCAGGCAGGCCGGTACGGACGATCACGCGTTCGCCGGTCGGCAGGTTGCCTTCCTTGAAAACGCAATCATCGAGGATCTCGTTGGACTGCGAAAGCAGCTCAGCGATAATCGGAACACGGCCTTCAGGGTCCGTGCGTTTCGCCCAATCGGCGAGGGTCAGGTTGCTTGTGCTTAGGGTAGCCATGATAAAACTCCTTTAGTTTTGCTGATTTGAGTACAGTGCGGCAGCTAGACCGTTGAAGTCCCGAGGCATGTTCTTGCTTGCGCCAGAACCAGCCGACGGGCCGACATAGCCGTCTTCACTGATAGCCTTTCCAGCTCTGAACAGCATCCGAATAAATTCGGGGTGGTTGCCCAGGCCAGACTCGTTAAGCAGCGAGCGCAATTCGGTTGACGCGAAAGCATCCAGCGCTTTCCTTGCAACCTCAAGGTTTTCGCCGATCTTGTCACCGCCGAACTCCTTGTCTTGCAAAGACTGCTGATACCACTGCTGCTTCGCTTCCGTGAGCTTTGCCATGGATCGCTCTGCGAGCACTGGTGCCATCTTGTTCAACACCTTCTCTGCCGCCGTCTGTGACAGATCAAGTTCTTTGGCCAGCTCCGTGAACGCACCAACTACGCCCTCATCAAGGTTCACGCCCTCGATGGGTTTGAATTGATACGCCTCTGGTGCTCCAAGAATACTGTTTGCTTCTCCTTGGTCGCCTCCGTTCTCTCCAGCATTGCCCGCGCCTTGGGGTTGCTGGTTCTGATCTACAGCAGGCTGCTGCTGTGTCCCCGCCGATTGCGCAGCTCCATTTGCCTGGGCATTTGCCTGGGCCTGGTTTGCTCCGCCTGCGGCAGGGCTTTGCGATGCGTCGCCATTATTGGTTGTTCCGGCTTCCGTCATCAGCATCTCGGTCATTTTTTTGCTCCTTTAACATCGTTGGGTAAAGCTCAGGACACAGCGTGTGAACCATTGCCAAAAGTCGTAGCCCGTAGTTCCTGTTACCTTCGCTGAACGCCATTGTCAGCGCATTGGTATTGAACGACAGTCTGAATACTCCTGCCTGGTCCAGAAGCCGCCAGATGATCCGGCGACCCCGCTTGCTGCCCATAAGCCACTTAACGTCAGCCTCTTCGGTCTCTCGCTCAAGGCGGTCCCGCGTTTCACGGTCTGCCTTTTCGCGTTCTTGCCCTCTGAGGTCTAGGGGGTCATAGTTGCTCATGTTGTGAATTTATCCACGGTGCGCATAGATACGGGTACCCTCATGCTGCCACTTCGTTGATGGTGAGGATGATCGATGGCGTCGCCGGGCGCACTGGTGATGTCTGCGCCGGTATCGCTTGGATTGAAACCGACGCGCTTGGCGAAGACCAGCAAAGCTGGATGTAATCACCCGCGCTCATGAGCTCATAAAAATTCCAGCTTGGTATGCAGTGGCCAGGTGTGCCGCCGTGGCTTGCTACAACACCCACAAACGAATTGCTTTGCGGCACGTCTACGCCATTGTGTCGCAACCAAATTGAAACGTCCTGCTCCTGCACATCTGAGTTTTCAAACTGTGCGCTGAACTGAATGTTGTACACACCATCGCGTGACACTTTGATTTTTGATCCATCGACTACCGACACGCCAAACGAAATTGATGTGGTGTTGAACGACATCTGCTGTATTGCGTTGGCCACCCCGGCTTGATCTGTGGTGTCGTAGAAGCTTGCGAAGTGAGCTGCTCGCGCAAAGAAAAATTCAGACCCATCTGGATCTTTGACGCCAACAATGTCGCCCGTTGTTTCGTCATACAACCAATGCGACCCTGCATGTTTTTGCCTTGCTGTTGGCGGCAAATAAATGAGTGAGCCGCCACCACCACCAGATCCTATTGCCATGGCTTACCTCTTTTTCTTTTTTTCATTGCCCTGCTCTGGATACAGTTTCTCCGCAGCCGACTCCTTGAAGTCTTTGCGCGTGGGCGCACCCTCTTCGCCAGGCTTGCGCATGCGCTCACCTGAACCGTTCTTGATGCGCTCACGCTTAGCGTGAATGTTGGCCCAAAGTCCTTTGCCAGGCATGATCAGCTCATCATTGTTTTGCCGTACAAACCATCGGCTGCTGTTTGCTGGCGCTGACCATCGGTCTGCCCAGCAATTTCCATGTCAGTAATTTGCAGTGACACCGACATGTCTTTGCCGCCCTGTGTTTCATACGCGCTAGTTGATTTGACGTAGGCCTTTGCCGTGATCATCATTGTGCTGCCAACCTTTGGCAGTGCAGTGATGCCAAGCTTTTCAAGCTGGTCTGCTTCTAAACTGATGCACAACCCGTACGGATACAAAGGGTCATCCATCTCTACGGTGCCGGGCATCTCTTCGACTTCCGGCTCTTGCTTCATGTTGATCATTGCCATTTTTTAGACCTCCAGTGGTGATGGTGATTGATACCCGCTGAACTGGTTCATCACGTCCATCAGCGCGTTTGTGCCTTCGCCCGTCGGAGCGTTGGCCAGCTTGTTTGCAGCATCAGCTTGCTGCTGAATTGCAGCGTTCTGTGC